CCAATCATAGATGGCGATAGATGCTCGACGCTTACATTCAAGAATGAAGTCTTGAAGGATAATGTCAGCACCGCCCTCGCGGGTCTGGGTCAGGTTACGGGCTGCGAGATAGCCTCGCTCGACCAGCACATGAACGATCTCTCGCTCATAAGCTGCGCCTTTGTTTCTTTGCATCTTTCCCATCAGAAAGGCACGGTGTTATCGTCATCGTGGTCAGGACGAGGCCATGCCTGTGCATTGCCAGCTTTGTAGTTGTCCACGCTAATCGCAATCAGATAATTTTTGACTGTCTTCTTCTTCCAAGCGCTTATTTTGAACTCTTCTCCTGCCTTGTAATCACGATCACAGACAAACTTGCCTTTGTAATCCGGCTGCCTCTCGCCTGTTTTCTTGTCGTTCTGAAAGAGAACGCCTGTGCCCGGACGGTTTTGATAGTTGCTCATTCTTCACCTGTGATTGTTGTGTAAACGTCTTTGTTGACGAAGCGGAAGGCTGAAGACTTCTCAGCGCGTTCAGCTTCAGAAAGCTTCTTAGCGCTTTCGATCTGCTTAATCATGTGATCGTACTGTGCCTGCCAATCATCGCTGTCAGCGCAATACACATACACACGACGATCATCGCCCTCTGGAACATAAAGCGGGATGCCGTCTGCTTCTACTTCTTCAGCAAGCTCCATCTGCGGAGGCGGCGGTACGTCGATGACCGGAGTTCCTTGAACTTCCTTGAAATCCCCCACCTCTTCAGGCGTGTATTCACCCACGATAACACCGGGGTAAACAGATCGAATACCTTCGCTAATAACCCTAGCACGAAGCATAGCGCGAGGATAAAGACGCCAGTTATCTTTGGTAGCAAGCCCGATAGCCTTCGCCTGTGCCAAGGTCCACGAAACTTCAAGAGAGCCTCCTTGCGGGTGAGAGAACACGCCTGTCACCACATCATCCGTATACTTGACCCATTGCACCATGCCGCCAGCTTTCTGAAAGCGAGCGAGCATTGCGTCAGCCTTGAGAGCGGGACGGCCTTGGATCAGGTGATAGTCTTTAGCGACAGAGGCAGGATGCCGCCCTTCAGCCTGTGCGACAGCCATGAGGGCTAGCACAGCTACAGGGTCTTTCATGCCAAACAGACCGCTCTTAGCAATCGCTGTAGCCATCCGTTCTTGATCGGCAAATGGAACCAATTCATTGCTCATCTTTCTTCTCCCCTAGTGCGAGGCGGGCAATTCGTTCATATTTTTCTTCTGTTGTATGCCCATCCCATTCACCTTCATACGGTGGCAGATGAGCAAACAAATGCGCTTCACTGTCGTGGAAATGCCAAGATGCTTGTCCCACTGGTAGGTCAATATAAACGCATCCGTGCCACGACTTATCCCAACCGGGGATGGCTGTCTTCTTCACGCCAGATGGATAGATGCTGGCAAGGAGTGCAACCAAGCGATTGCGTTCTGTATATGCGCCGTCACGCGCCGCCTCCAATCGCTCAATGCGGTCGGCTGCTTCTTTACGCTCCGCTTCATATCGTTCCAACAATCCTTCGCCATGCCAAGACGACAATTGTTTCCGATCAATATGCAGCCGCTTCACAAGATCGTCGGTCATTGCGTCACCTGTGGCGCTGTTACGCGCCCCTGTTGTTTCGCTTTCTTCATGTAGTCGATAATCATGTCCATGCTCTGATGATAGGAACGATCATCGTAAGTGCAGCTTGTCACCACAGCGTCGATTGCCAACACAAGCAGAAAACAAGCTTCGTCAGCCGTGTATCCTGTGACGCAGTCAACGAGCTTGCGAGCCACCTTTTCTTTTTCTCCAACATTCATGGCTTCACCTTTCTCGGGCGACCACGGCCACGTTTCGGACCAACAAGCTTTGCATATTGACGTTCTATTTTTTGAAGACGTCTTACTTCTTCTTCGACTTTCCACTTGGAAATTCTGAGTTCATACTTCTCTTTTTTTAATTCTTCGATAGTTTTGGTTTTTTCGTTTAATTCGTCGATAGTTTTGGTTTTTTCAGCCAGCTTAAACAACGCAGCAGAAAGAGTGTTTTCATGCTGTTTGATTGCACTAAGCAAACTACGAATAAGCAAAGCGGTGTTTTCTGCATCCATGTTCATCATAACTTTCCCTTTCCTTACTTAACCAAGAACCTTCTGGAACCCGGCTTCTCCACGCAGAACTGATCGTAAATGTTGGGCATAGATTTCTTGAGCAAATCAGCGTCAAAGCGTTTGCTGCTCTTGGCTGTCTTCCATGTTGCGAGCGTTTCGCCTGCGACATTCTCAAGAATGGCTTTGTTGCCCATGTAATTCTGGATAGCGGCGGCGTATTGCGCTTCACGCTCCTCAAGCGCTTTGATCTGCTCCTTGATGCTCTTGAGGTGCTGGCAAGCTTGTTCAGCCTGTGCGCTGGCTGTGATGAATGAACCATCGTCATGACGCCAGATCATTCGAGCCTGATCGGGATGCTCGGCAGGCGGCAGCGTCTTGTTCACGCACATAGCCCACCAAGCGGCTGCTCGCTTTAGGAAGTCTTCTTTTTGGAAGCTGTCAAACTCAAGCCGCCACCACCGGAACCGCTGGCCCCCAAACAGAACAGCGAAATAGACATGATCGACATCGTATACGCAGGCTTCGTGCAGACATTGAATGTAATCGGCCTCGGGCAATTTGAGAGGCTCGTCTGGCTCGCTATACTTATTGATGAGGGCTGCGTTAAAATTCTTGACCTCCAACAGACCTCCATCGTTGGTCGAGAAGTCGAAGTGAGCGCGAAGCCAAGGTTCTGTCTTGTGAGTTCCCGCAATCTCAAGCTCCTGCGTTCCGATGCCTGTGGCTTCTTCGAATAGCTTGGCGATGACGGGCTGCATCTTGAGGCCCATCTGGACGGCTTCAACTTCGCTCAGATCGTCGCGTTCTTTCTCGCCACGCTTCTCAAGCAGAACGTCAATCAAATGCCCTGAGACGGCTCGACGGCTGTCTGTGGCCCACCATGCAGACGCACGGCTTTCTTGTGAGAAATCCTGATCCATGTGTTCCCTTTCCACTTCGCCCCCAACGGCGACACACAGTTACTTATATAACGCAACTTGCGTTGTCAACTGCGTTTGTGTATAAGCTACACATCAGGAGGTGATCTAATGATCCGCAAACAAATGTTGATCTCGCCAGAGTTGCAGGAAAAGATTAGAGAGTTTCGTTTCAACTATAAGTTCGACACGGAAATGGACGCCCTAAGAACGCTCCTGTCGGTCGGCTTAAGCGTGTATGAGGAAAGGGAAAATGATGTTCGACACCGTGGAGGAACTTCAGAACCACTACAAAGCGGTGAGGAAGCGCATCGAAGCGAAGAAGCCGCCAGCACCTAAACCACAGGTTATTGAAATACCTAAGCCTGTGCTGTCGTTTAACAATCCTGTAATTGTCCACAGGATCAGACTAAGGTATGAAATAAAAAACGGGGCGTTTATTTCAACGGGCAAATTGGGTCACGGCAAACTGAGTTATCAACAGGTTGTCCACATCATCTGCCGCGAGTTTGATGTAACTCCCCAATTGCTTTTTAGCCGTTGCAGACGCCTATCTAGCGTCAGGCATTTGTGTTGGGCCATCGCTCGCGTGATGTGTCCCCATCTAAGCCTGCCGCAGATCGGGAAAGCCTCTAACGGTTTTGACCACACCAGCGTGTTGCATGGCATTTCGAAGGCTCAGGACAGGGCCAAGCCGTTCATAAAAGCGTTGCAAAGTGGGGAATTGAAGGTAGATTGAAAATAGAAGGGCGCGGCAGGAAAGGGAAATTAACCGCCGCGCCCCGATACAACGTCGCACGAGAGCTGCGCGTTGACTGGCCCTAGTAATAGCAGGGGTCGGCTCATCGTGCAACTAAAACATAAGGTTTTGGTTTAGATGAGCATTAAGATTAGAAACTGGAATAAGTTCCAGCACTATGGGGACAGCCGCCGTCCCATATGGATCAAGCTTTACCGCGAGCTTTTAGACGATGTGAATTGGCATGAGCTGGACCCGCTCGCCGCCAAGTGCCTCGTCATGATGTGGCTCATAGCCAGCGAGAATGACGGCAACCTTCCAGAAACCAAGGCACTAGCTTTCCGGCTCCGCATTTCTGAGCGAGAACTTAAAGCATTGCTACCACAGTTAAATAATTTCTTGGTGCAAGATGCTAGCAAGTTGCTAGCAGAAAGCTATCAGGATGCTAGCCTATATAAAGAAGAAGAAAGAGATAAAGAAAAAGAAATAGAGAAAGAAGTTCCCCTAGATAGGCGCTCGACGCGCCCGAAAAAGGGCTGCCGCCTTCCGGTTGATTGGATGCCGAAGGACTTCATCGAAGAAACTTACGAGCTTGAGAAGTTCCGCGATTACTGGGCCAGCGTGTCTGGTCAGCGCGGGGTCAAGCTTGATTGGGATGCGACATGGCGAAACTGGGTGAAGAGCGCGAAAGAGCGCCGACCAGCCAAAAAAGAAAACTACCTTGAACGCATAGCTCGAACCACAACGGAGATCATCAATGAGCAAGGAACAAGCAGCAAAGGCCGTCTCGATAGTTTTGGCCTGCTACCCTTCGGGAAATCGGGACGGGATTGAGGCGTTTCACCGGATGGCTGCGGAAGCTTTGTCGGTTTATCCACAGAGCATCCTTGAGGAGCTGGTCAAGCCGCGCACGGGGATCATGCGTCAATGCAAGTTCCTTCCGTCCATCTCAGAGCTGGTCGATTTTTGCGACAGCTTGCACCGTAAAAAATGGCGGGATCATGAGCGGGACATGAACCGCTTAGCCATATCTGGACCACCGGAGGGCCCATTGACCCAAGAACAGAAGGCCGAACGCGAGCGCGTAAAGGCGGGGTTTAAAAAACTATTGGCTGATCTTTCAGCGCCGCAACCTATGCGCGGGGTGCATCATGTCTAATATCCACGAACAGATGATGACCTATCATCAAACACACCCGTCCGAAATACTGGTAGTTAAGCCCGATAATGCGCGTGACATGGAAATTTGGAACCGCTGGCGAGCCTATTTGTTTCGGACCAATAACAAGAAAACCATCGGCACGTTCGAATATATCCTTCGGCACGGGGGCAAAGGTCTAACCTTGCCGACAGACGATCCCGCGAAAATGGATCAGGCTTACAGGGCTCAGACTTCGGAACGTAATAGATATTGGGACAGATAGGCCCGTAACGGGCCAAAATTGACCGCTGACGGGCTTTAGCTTTTTTTATGAAAATCTGACCATGAAGAAAGAATACAACCACAGGCACGCAAATCTGGACGTTCTTTATGATCGCATGGGGTCACTAGATGATCCGTGTGTATATTGTGGGCAGCCATCCACAGGTTACGACCATGTGCCGCCCCTGCATTATGCGGAGCGTGTGCAGGACGACATAACTGTTTTTAGGAAATATCCGGCTTGCCGCGAATGTAACTCGGCGCTGACTGGTCAGCTTTTCCTGACGCTGAAAGCCCGTCGAAAGGCCGTTAAGGATTATATCCGAAAAAAATACCGGTCTTTTCTTTCCATGCCTGCATGGTCGGAAGAGGAGCTTGCGGAGCTGGATTCGCGCTTTGCGGAAGAAGTCAGGCGAGCGTCTAGGTTTGCGGAGCACATAAAGAGGCGGGTGTCTTTTTACTGACCCCGCCCCAAACATTAGACGGGCCTCAGCGGCCAAATTTTTCGGATGCGTGTAAAATATTGTCGAACATGCGCCAGACCTGATTATCCTTCTTTGCCTGCTCTGCGGCGTCGAGGTGCTGAACGACATCGGCTTCCGTCCAAACCTCTGAGGGCGTATCTGAGCGCCCCCTCAGTTTGCAGAAATAAGACCACAGCGCCGGGTTAACGCTGTAGCATGGTTCGAGGCTAGGGGTTTCCGGTGTTTCTGGTCTGGTCATGATTAGCCCTCGATTGCGATTGAAAGAACCCAGATAGCGGCCACCACGATGACGGCCACAGATAGCTCACAGATGGTCTCGATTGCGTAACGCATGTTATGCCCCCTTAGCACGACCAGAGGCATTGAAGCGCATCGTCAAGGCCCAGATTGTCCTTAAAAGATGCTTCGGCATATTGGCCCCACCAGTAGCCCTCGACCACGCCGCGCCGTGTATCGACCCAGATGTTAGGGCCACCAAAGGCCACCAAAACACGCGCACCCAGATATTCTTTTTTGCTATTGACGATGTACTCAATGTCGAGCGCATCTTCGAGCCAATCCATAGCATCGGCTTCTTCACCATCGAACTCACGAGGTTCTAACGTCCCGCTTGTGATGGTGTCGGCAATGCTTTGAACGTGGTTTTGCAGGTCTGTCTTTTCGAGTGCTGACATGGTGTTTCCCTTTCCTGTTAGCATGTGCATTGTGTGCAAGGTGTGTGAGTGTGTCAAGTCAATTCGGCGCTGGTGTCATACCATGCCGCATGTTCGCGCACCCCTTTGTCGATCTGCTTTTCAGCCATTGCGCGGGTAATATCCATTCGATCTTGCATCAGCTTCAAGATGCGTTCGTCGCAGCGCTGTTTCTGCTTAGGGTCACGCGACTGCTTGCGGACATGTTCGTGCCAGAAAATAGCTTCGTCGATCTGCTTAAGGTTCATGACTTTCCCCTTCCATGTAAGAGCATTGGCGCTCTATGACGGGGGCCTAAACCCCCGCTTAGAACGTCAATGGATTGGAAGGATCGGCTCTCTGCGGCAAGCTTGATGCAACACGCTAAACAATCCGTTAAACGGGACCGTGATCCATTTTTGATGCGTTGAAGCGCCATTGTCGCATGGGCGCACAACACGCGCATTAGGTGGGAAATCTTGATTATCGTATCGCACGACAAGCTTTCCGTTCTCTGTTTCCGTTGTGGGAATTGCCAGAACGTAGGGATAAACACCAAACGGCGCTTCTCGCATGGCTTGCTCAAGATGTTCGGCACAACGCGCAATCATCTTTTTGTATGTCATTTCACTATCTTGCATAGGCTTTCCCTTTCCGTTTATGGTGTATCAATCACCATATACACAATCTACACACGCTAACTTAGGATGTCAATAGCTATATATATATAAAAGAAGATATTTAGTGAGATATATTACCAGTAATATGGCTTTGTATATTAGTTATCAGGTAAACCGTTCACATCAGAACTAAGAGCAAAGAGGCTCTTTGGTCGCGCCCAAAGAAAAACTTTGGTCTGGCCCCATTATGGGTCATGACTAAACCGTTCATTGCTTAACTGTTCACATCTAAACTGCATGTCATGGCTCTGGATTGGCTCTGGATTGGCATTGCCAGCCCTACCCCCTCCCTTGGCCTTTTCGATGGGACTTGGGGGGTGTGAGGGTGTGCCCCCAACCTAGTTCGCCCCAAAAAAAATTCTGGATATTTTATCTTCGTGGTTTAGTATGGGGTTTATGTTTCAGATAGAGAGTGGGGTAGAGATACCTCCGCAGTCACAGCCATTGAGGAAGACGAAGTACCCGTTCAATCGTTTGAACGTGGGGGATAGCTTTGTGTTTCCGGTAGGTGCTGACGAGGATCGGGAGGCGATCCAGAACCGTTTGCAGAGTGCGGCGGCCAACTGGGGGCGTTCTCGTGGGATGCGGTTTGTGACCCGTAGAGTGACGCAGGGGATTAGGGTTTGGCGAGTTAAATGAGTTTGTAGTTTAATGCTGAGAGCTACAAACAGAGGTGTTGGTCATGCCCGTTTTTGGATTAAGCCCTGAGTTTTTAACTCCGCGTCCTAAGAAAGAGGGCGTTGAGCCCATTATGTTTGGCGGTGAGGGGGCTGAGGGCGCTCCGTTAAAAGAGCTTAAGAAGGCCAAAGAAATGGCGACGGCGGGCAAGCCTGCTGAAGAAGTTTTTATTGAAACCAAGACGCCCAAGACAACGGGTTGGTTTCAAGGGGGGGAAGGTGACTGGCGGTTTGAATTTGATGACAGCAAGTCAACGGTGAACCCGCAGGCGTTTGCCAACCTTCACAAAGGACAACCCGTTCAGATCGAACAGCTTTTTTCTCATCCTGAGTTGTTTCAGTATTATCCGCAGTTGAAAAATGTGAAGTTGCAGGCTTTGACCCCACAAGAAGAAAAACAAGGTGTTCTTGGTTCTTTCAATCAAGCAACAAATACTTTGAAGGTAGGTCGCAACATTGATGAGGCTAAGGCAACTTTGATCCATGAGCTTCAACACATGATCCAGCGCCGCGAGGGATTTGGGGCTGGAGGCGGCGATGCGGCTCCAACTTTGAGTGCAACTATAAATCAATCATCAAGAGTGATTGACGCAGTTCTTGAGGCTGGCAAAGCCAAAGAAAAAATAGAGCAAGAATTTGCCCCTCGTTTGCAAGCTGCCATAAAAGGTAGCGGTGAAGACTTTGAAAAGGTTTTGGCTGAACGCAGCGCTGCTTGGGCTAAAGTTGATGAAGCAGTAAACAAGTTGAAAAAAGAACGCGATGCGATTAACGCAAAAGCCAATGAAATGAAAAGAACGCTGTCCAACTATCAAATCTATCAGCGCCTTGGAGGCGAGACTGAAGCTCGCAACGCTGAAACGAGAATGATGATGGATTTGCTAACTAGACAAAGATCAATACCTACAGAAACTCAAGAGTTTCCGTATGAGGAACAATTGATTTCAAAATCAAAATGACGCGGAGTGGAGCAGTCCGGCAGCTCGCTAGCCTCATAAGCTAGAGGTCGTAGGTTCAAATCCTGCCTCCGCAACCAACTTAGGGGACAGCATGAAAATCTTGGTAACTGGTGGCGCTGGCTTCCTTGGGTCGCATCTGTGTGAGCGGCTGGTCAAGGAAGGCCATGATGTGACTTGTCTGGATGACTTCTCGACGGGTAGCCCGCAGAACATCGTGGACCTTGAGGGGCTGAAGCTCATCACGCAGGACGTTCGAAAGCCGATTGATGGCGGCTACGATCAAATCTACAACCTTGCCTGCCCTGCATCCCCGGTGGCCTATCAGCGTGATCCCACAGGCACGATGCTCACCAATGTCATGGGCATGGTGAATGTCCTGCTTGCGGGTCTGGCAATCAAAACCCGTATTCTTCAAGCCTCAACTTCGGAGGTCTATGGCGATCCAACCGTCAGCCCGCAGCGCGAGAGCTATTGGGGCAACGTCAATCCTATCGGTATTCGGGCTTGCTACGACGAGGGCAAGCGGGCGGCTGAAACGCTGTGCTTTGATTATGAACGGCAGTACGGGATTGATGTCAGAGTGGCGCGTATCTTCAACACCTATGGCCCTCGGATGGCTATTGACGATGGCCGTGTCGTCTCGAACTTCATCGTGCAGGCTTTGCGGGGCGAGCCGATCACGATCTACGGCGACGGCTACCAGACCCGCTCCTTCTGCTACGTCGATGACCTGATCGAAGGTCTGATCCGGCTCATGAACTACGACCAGCAGCTTGGCCCTGTGAACCTCGGCAATCCGACAGAGTTCACCATGCTTGAATTGGCTGAGATGGTCACAGAGGTCACAGGCTCGCTCAGCCCTATCGTGTTCAAGGACTTGCCGCAGGACGACCCCAAACAACGCAAGCCAGACATTATGAGGGCAAAATGCGCCCTTGATTGGCAACCGCGTGTGACCTTGAAAGAAGGTCTTGAGAAGACCGCAGCCTATTTCCGTGAGGTGCTGAAATGAAAACAGTCGCAGTCGTCACGGCAACTACGGGCCGCAAAGAACTTCAACAGGCAATCAACAGCGTGGCCGCACAAACCCATCCTTGCAAGCACTACATTTTTTTTGATGGAGTGGTTCCTGATTTTATTTACTACAATGAAGACACTTTCATCTGCCGTCTTCCAGTAAAGACAGGAGGCAACGGCATGATGAACGGCGGCATCGTCGCCGCGTCGGCTTTCCTTGTCCAAGAAGACATGATCTGCTGGCTGGATGATGACAACTGGTTCGAGCCGAACCACATCGAAAAGCTGGTGGAGGCCAAAGGTGATAAACCTTACTCGTATTCTCTCCGCGCTTTACGGAACGTCGATGGCTCTTTCTTTGCCAACGATGACTTTGAAAGTCTTGGGCATCATAGCGGCTTTATTGATCTCAACTGTTATCTGATGGACCGCAACATAGCCGTGCAGATTGCGCCGCTCTGGTACAAGACTACGGGCGAGCTAATGGTGGGCGACCGCTTCGTGTATCAAGCTCTTGTTGCTAACCAGCTAGATAGCGCCTGCTCCGGCTTGTACACGCTCAACTACCGCCTAAATGAGAAGCGCGACCTTCGCGGGTTCTTCTTCGAGGGCAATATCAAAACACGCGCACAGTTTCCAGACGGCTTTCCGTGGGCAAAGGACACCAAATGAGCATTGCAGATGCCGCTATTGCCCGTATGCGCGGGCCTCGCAACATGCACATCATTTGCATTGATGTGACTAACAAATGCGACCTCGCTTGCTCTAACTGCACCCGATTGCTCGAAAATCAGGATCATTTCTGGGAAATTACGCCCGATAACTTCCGGCTGGCCCTGCGTAGCCTCAAAGGTTACTGGGGCGTCATTGCCATGATCGGCGGCAATCCTTGTATGCACCGCAACTTTGAAGAACTATGCCGCATCTTTGAAGAAGAAGTTTCCAACAAACTTCAGCGCGGGCTTTGGACAAACAACTACTTCAAACATCGCGAGCTTTGCGAAAAAACATTCGGCACATTTAATCTGAACAGCCACGGAGAACAACGTGCGGAAGAAGGACTTACTGACTTGGCAACCGCTGCTCGAAGCCACGGCGGCGTTGCTTGGAATTATCGCGGCCATTCTGACCATGCTCCTCTTCTCACAGCCGTAAAAGACCTCTACCCAGAACAAGAGATGTGGGACCGCATAGCTAACTGCGACATCAATCGCGAATGGTCGGCCTCTATCGTTCAGAACAAGGGCGAGCTTCGTGCTTACTTCTGCGAGGTCGCGGCTTCATTTGATCTGGCTCGCGGCACAGACCACGGTATGCCCCTGACTGAAGGCTGGTGGAATAAACACATCACAGACTTCTCGGATCAAGTGAAGCGTTTCTGTCCCGGCTGCGGTGTGCCTGCAAAGCAGAAGGGCCACAAAGATTACGAAGAGATCGACACATATACAGACAGCAATGCTGATCTGGCCGTCAAATCTCTTGCTAACAAGAACCGCAAGATCATTCACCTTGACGCTGCACAAAAAGAAGAAGTGAATAAACGGGTAACACTATACAACCCCGGTCAATGACATGCAGTTCAATCTGGAACACTTCTATCGCTTCTGCCGACAGCTTCGTATCGAAACGAAGGAAGAAGGTCTGAAGAAGATGGACCGTTTGCTTGGCACTCAAACCTACACGATGGGTGAGATTGCCAAAGGTCTTGAAGAAGATTGTCACTTCTTTGTCATTCTCAAAGGTCGTCAGCTTGGCATCACCACAATCAGCCTTGCTCTCGATCTTTATTGGCACTTCATCAATCCGGGCTTGCAAGGAACGTTGACGACAGACACGGAAGAAAACCGTGATATGTTTCGTTCAACGCTTGCCATGTATCTCGACGGCTTGCCGAAGGAATACAAAATTCCTGCGGTGGCCCATAACCGCAATCAATTGCAATTAAAGAACCGCTCGCGTCTGTTCTATCAGGTGGCTGGCCTTCGAGCTAAAGGTTCGCTCGGGCGTGGCAAAGCTATTACCTATCTGCACGGAACAGAAACGAGTTCGTGGGGTGATGAGGAAGGTCTAGCGTCCCTCCTCGCCTCCCTCGCGGAAACTAACCCGCTGCGTCTGTACATGTTCGAGAGTACAGCGCGTGGGTTCAATATGTTCCACGACATGTATGTGACCGCCAAGAAGGCTCGCACACAACGCGCAATCTTCTGCGGCTGGTGGCGCAACGAGTTCTATTCGGCTGATCCCAACTCTGACGTTTACAAAGTCTATTGGGACGGCAAGCTTACAGGCGAAGAAAAAGAATGGGTGCGCGATATTAAGAAGCTTTACGGTGTAGAGATCAATTCGCGCCAGATTGCTTGGTGGCGTTGGAAGATGATGGAGGGCATCAAGGACGATGCTCTCATGTATCAGGAGTTTCCACCAACGGAAGACTATGCCTTCGTCATGACAGGATCATCGTTCTTTTCTAATGCGCGTTGCACAGACGCATTGAAAGACGCGAAGAAAGATAAGCCTGATTGCTATCGTTACGTCATGGGAATGAACTTCGAGGACACGGAGGTTATTAAATGCCGTGAAGAAACAGCGACCCTCATGGTTTGGGAAGAACCCGTCGATACTGCCTATTATGTTATCGGCGCTGATCCTGCTTACGGCTCTAGCGATTGGGCTGATCGTTTTGTCGTACAAGTCTATCGAGCCTATGCCGATGGTCTGGAACAAGTTGCTGAGTTCGCAACCAGCGAAATGAACACCTACCAGTTTGCGTGGGTCATCGCCCACCTTGCTGGCGCTTACAAGAACTCGACGCTCAACCTTGAAGTCAACGGCCCCGGACAGCCTGTTCTGCAAGAGCTTCGCAACCTCAAGCGTCATGCGGCTGCGGTCGGCGGCGCTCGCGGCAATGACCTAATGGATGTCCTCTCGCACATGCAGAACTACATCTGGCGCAAGAACGACACGCTATCTGGTCCCGGCACAAGCATCGGCTGGCTAACCACACACGCCACCAAAGAGCGTATGCTGTCCTACATGAAGGATTACTTCGAGCGCGGCATGATGCGGATCAGGTCAATCGAGTGCATCGAAGAAATGAAAACGATCCGGCGCGACGGCGGCACGATTGCAGCACCGGGCAGATCGAAAGACGACCGCGTGATTGCGACCGCTCTTGCTGCTGCGGCTTATGCCGAACAGGTGCAGCCGCGCCTGATTATGATGAAGCTGACCCGCGAGGTTTCAAAGGCGCAGGAAAATTTTACGCCAGAAGAGATAGCGACGGGTCGTAACGTCTCTAACTATTTGAGAAAGATTGGAATTTACGGACAATGATGGACGTATTGAGCAAAGCCGAAATCTATCGCCGCATGGCTCGCTACCTCGAAGAAGAGGATCGGGTCATGAGTGTCAAATTTTTGGCAGAGCTGGCTGGCCTATCTGAGCGCCTGATCTTCGGCATCTTTGTTGGCGGCACTCATTCCATGTCCGAAGAGACGCAGGCTCGCATGTCTCGCGCCCTCAATCGGCTTGAGCAGGGCGATGTAACGGTCATGCGTAACCGCAACCGCACCAAGTACCTTCAATACAACCGCGATCCGAAGCCGCGCATTGTTCGTGGATATGGCTTGAAACTTGAAGGGGGTAAGATTACCCTTAACATTGGCCCTAAGAATAGGGCTGATTTTTCTAAACCAACCTTGAAAGAACAGATGGAGCGCAAGTGATGGGTATTCTCCGTTCCTATAAGTGCCCTCGACACGGCTATTTTGACGCTTGGGAGCCTCTTTGCGAGCATGGATGCACAGATGTGGCCCAAGTTATCCTAAAAGCCCCAACCATGAGAGATAGCACCAAAACGGGTCGTTCCAAGCGAAATGACAACAACCTCAAGCAGTTAGCTGTCGATTTTGGCATGACAGACATCAAATCTGTCAAAGAAGGCGAAGCTCAGCCGGGTTATTTGACCCGAAACAACGCCAAGGTCAGCAAGCAGGAAGAGGAAGCGGCCATCGCAGCCAAGATGAACGGCGTGATGTGGGGCGATGCGGGCGCTGGCATCTTCAACATGAAGAACATGCTGTCTGGCGGCGCGGTCAAGTCGGCTATGGGCGAGCCAGTTGGCTTTAATCCAAAAGATGCTAATCTGCCCGACAAGCTTCCGACCATCGTTCACGCGAACGATCCGACCTTAAAGATCGACAAATGAGAATACCGACAGAACTAAACCATCGGGAAGAGTTCTATCTGGACCTTGTTCGCAAGTGCAAGACTTCTTATGAGGAGCGTAAGGCCGACTACGAAAGCCTTCGCTCCTATTATCTTTTTGGCGCTGGCCCGGAAGAAGCCCCTGCGGCTTACAACAAAATCTATCCGCACATCGACCAGTTGGTTGCCTTCCTCTATTCGGCTGACACCACACGCTTTGCAGTCAATCTCGGCGCGTCGGCTCCCGAATACGAATACAAGAAGGTTCCGCGTCTTACTCAAGTCCTCAACGACAAGTGGTCAGACAGCAACGGCGACCATGTGTTTGGCCTCGCCCTCAATTGGGCTATGTGCTTCAACTCTGCTTTCGTAAAGCTGATCGTACATAACGGTAATATCTTCCCATACTTTGTCGATCCGGCCATGATGGGTGTGCTGCGTGAAGACATTCCGCACAATGACAGGCAAGAAGCCTTCACCCACACTTACTACATGACAAAATCTGACCTGTTCGCTCGGCTGTATAATCATCCGAAGCGCGACAGCATTATCTCGCGCATCACGACTGCGCCGACACAAAGCAACTATGTTGCAAGCGGCGTTGATCGTATCGTGCTGTCTCAGGTCGATCCGACCATGTACGGCAACGTGAACCTTGATCTGTTTGGCTACAACCGTATGAAGCCACGGGTTGAGGAAGAAACTATTGAAATGACGGAACTGTATGTCTGGGATGATGAAATCCAAGACTATATGGTTGTCACTCGCGCACAGCCGGATGTCATTATCTATGATCGTCCAAATGGCGGCATGTTTTTAAAAGGCGAAAATCCTTTTATTCAAATCACGCCAAACCCGATGCCTGACTATTTTTGGGGTCAATCTGAGGTTTCTCGCCTCATTTATCTCCAGCAGATGCGTAACAAGCGCATGGGCGAAATTCTTGATCTTCTTGCCAAGCAAGTAAACCCACCGACTGCTTTAATGGGCTTTACTGGCATTTTGGACGAAAAGAACTTCGCGTTGAACCGTCCGGGCGGCTTGCTTTCGACCGATATGCCAAATGCAAAGGCTGATCGTCTCGCGCCGCAAATGCCTGCTGATCTGTATGAACAACTCAATCAGATCGACGCAATGTTTGAAGAAGCGTCTGGCATCTCATCCGTTCTGTCTGGTCGTGGTGAAAGCGGCGTCCGCTCTGCTGGTCACGCATCACAGCTTGCCCGCTTAGGCTCATCCCGCGCCAAGCGCCGCGCTCTGCAAGTTGAACTTGCATTGGAAAAGATGGCGACGCTCTACATGAAGCTGATCCAAGCCTACGACCCGACGCACTATAAAGATGCTGACGGTCAAAAGTTTATCGCAGAACAATTCACCAAAGATTACATCGTCAAGGTGGACGCCCACTCGAATAGCCCGATCTTTATGGAAGATACGCGGTCTATGGCCTTCAATCTGTTCAAAGCTGGCGCTATCGACAAGGAAAGCTTGCTCGACTTGATCGACCCGCCCATGAAACAGATGCTTAAAGAGAAGCTCAAAAAGGCCGCTGCTGCCCCGCAACCGCAGGCTGAGAACGTCACTCCTATTAAAAAAGGAGCCGCAAATGGCTGAACGTCAGGCTATGACCGGGGATCAACCGCGCTTTAGTGCCAAAGAATTGACACGCGAGCAAAAACCAGCAAACCTACAGTATCGCGTATCGTCTATCCGAACCGTCGGTAAGGATCAGACGAGACGGCAAAACCAACGTGTGAACGTGAGGTGACAAATGTATAAGTCGGTCAAGCGTTCGCGTCGCGGCAAGCGCCGTTGAACGAATTTGGGGACACTTACTCTAACAGGAGGCCAGCATGGCTCGTCGTAAGGGTCGTAAGGGCAAGCGCTAATGGCGTGCGGTTATGGCCGCGCACCATTCAAACCATCCATCCCTCAAGAACGGAGACGCACAATGCGTAAGGGTCGTAAGGGCCGTAAGGCTCGTCGCTAACTAATAAACGGGATAGACCCGTTATTGTTAGCACCACTCGTCTGACGGGGGACGGACGTAAAAATATCCCCCGCTTGACATTTCGTGCTGACTGTCAGCATTTTGACAGAAACTAAGGTGTTACATGGCCGATCAGGACATTATGCAGTTGATGGCACAGGGTGGTCCCGCTCCTACGGGTGGCGACGCTATGGCCCCGCCTCCTGCCTCAGAAACACCGCCTCCGATGCCGTCGCCTATGGCAACGCCGGAACCAAAGGCTGGTGAACGCGAAGCAGCCATGATTAACGTCAGCATGGCGCTTGATCTTCTGGAACGCTCGCTTCCACAAATCGGTTCTTCCACACCGGAAGGCCGCAAACTCATGTCGGCTCTGAACTCTCTGACCTCTATCATTGGCGCGAAGAAGCAAAAGACAGACGAGTTGCAGGCTGCTGAGATCATGCAGCTTCTCAACAATCTCCCGCAGGCGGCTGGTATGCAGCCGGGTGGCTCGGCCCCCGCTGGTGCGCCTCCTATGCCTGCACCGCCCGCGCCGATGGGCGCTGGTGCGCCGCCCGCAATGCCACCGGGTATGCCGCCCGGTGGATCGACCCCGCCCATGTAGGAGCGACAAAATGGACCTGTTTAAGCCTCGCGGGGCCGCTGCGCCTCGCAACCCGACGACCAATCAGCAGCAGAATGGTCAGATCACCAACACGCCGCGTTTCGCGACGCTCGGTGGCCTTGATAGCGCCAAGAAGACCGCCTCGAAGAACATCTACAAGATCGTTCCTCCCGGCGATGGCAAAAAAGTCATCTAACCAGACAGCATAGGGGACAGAAATGCCGTCTCTCGAAGACCTTACACCAGAAGCCCGCGACGAACTCGCTCAGCTTGCGCGGGAACTGGCTGACAACCCAGATACTCGGGAGGCGTTCCTGCGCCTTACCAAGAAGGCTCGTCCTTCTCTCACGATTGACGCCATCGACTTGAAAGATGAAGTGGCGGCAAAACTTGAACAGGAACGTGAGCGCGTAAACCAGCTTGAAGGTAAGCTGCGTGAACGCGAAGCGCTCGACACCTTGGAACGTCGTCGTCGCGATCTCATTAAAACTGGCAAGGTGAAATCCGAAGATGAAATCGCGGAAGTGGAAAAGGTTATGCTCGAAAAGGGCATTACCAACCACGAAGCGGCGGCAGATTACTGGAACTATATGCGGCAGGCTGCGACGCCTACTCCTCAGACTTCCTACAACCGGAATGTCTTGGACGAAAGCGCTCGTAACTCGCTGTCTAAGTTCTGGAAAAATCCTGCTTCTGCTGCGCGAGACGAAGCTGCCAAGGCTCTGACGGAATTGCGGAAGAACCCGCGTCCGATTGGGTTTTGACATTATCGGGGACGAGAGGCGCAAACCGAAACTTAACATGAGGTGAACTAATGCCTATCGGAGGCGGTATTCTCCCCGCATCGGGCACTAATCAGTACACAGAACTGACGTATGTGACCCGCCGGGCCTTCATCCCCAAGATGGTGGTCCAAATCTACAACTCGACGCCGCTGATGGCGGCTCTGATTGCGAACTCGCAGACTGCAACGGGCGGTGTCTCGTCAGTCACGGTTCCGGTGCAGGGCGCTCAGTTCGTCAACGCTCAATGGTCTGACTACTCGGGTTCGTTCGCACAGCCTGCCGTCCAGCAGGGTGCTTACAACGCTGAGTTCAACCTCAAGCTCATGATCTCTCCTGTGCCGTTCCTCGGCATGGAAGGCGCTGTCCAGCAGGATCATGCAATCATCCCGCTCATCGAAGCTCGTATGAACGACGCGACGAACGTGATGATGGACGCTATGGCGACCGCTCTCTACAACAACACCACCAATACGCAGGCTTTCACGGGCCTTCCGGCGGCTGTTGATGATGGCACGGGCACGGCGACTTACGGCAACATCAACCGTAACACCTACGCTTGGTGGAAGTCGAAGCAGTACGCTGCTGGTAACGTGAACCCGACCCGTCAGAACGTGCTTCAGTACATCTCTGGCACGGTTAAGAACGGCGCAGAAGTTCCGACATTCGGTGTCTGCGGCTTCGGCACATGGACGCTCCTCGCGCAGGACTACGTTGGTCAGGAACAATACGTCATCACCCCCGGCTCGGGCTTTGATGGCGATGCCAATGGCCCGCAGTCGGCGTTCCGCGCCCTCATGGTCGCTGGCGTTCCGATCTATCCTGACCCGTACTGCCCAGAAGGTACTTTGTACCTCCTCAACACCAACTATCTCTCGCTCTACATCCATGAGCAGGGCCAGTTCGTGTTCACGGGCTTCGAAAGCACTCTGCCTAACTGGCAGATTGGCTATGTCGGCGCGGTCATCAACATTGCTGAGCTTGTTTCCACGAAGCCGAAGTCGATGACTAAGGTGACTGGCTACAACTCGCTCTCGCTCTAAGGAGATCGACCAATGGCTCTCGCCAATAATAAAATCATTCTCGCTAATGCCTCTGCCAATACGGCAGGTGCATATTTCCAGCCTGTGACGATTTCCAGCGTTGGTGCTGGTAATACTACGGCTATGGGTAACTCGCAGTTCGTTCCGGCTGGCAACTACGTTCTGTTGCCGACTGCGAATGTGACCATCGAGTTCAACGCTTACACGGGTTCCGCTAATAGCTGGACAACGTGGATTGCTGCGAACGTCGGCGGTTCGATTGTCTCGGACGGCTATAACGTCCGCGCCAACGCTTCGACGGGCACTCAGACCATCACGCTCTGGACGGTCAACGGCGGTAATGCGGCTACTCAGTCCTCCTACGCCACATCGTAAGGAGAACTTAGATGTCTAACATCAACCGTGTAGGCTCCGAAACACAGGACGGATTTGGTAGCAAGCGTCTTGCGACGATTACCGCTCCGTTCTCGCTGGCGACGACGGCTAATGCTGTCGTTGCTCTGCCTATCCTGTCGGGTGGTTCTGCTGGTACGACGAAATACATCATTCGTCGTATCACGGTTTCCAACCTGTCAAATAGCGCAGGCGGGTCTGCTCCTTCGGCGGCTCTTGCTAACGTAACTGTTGGTCAGACCAATGATGGTGCAAATCTTGTGGCAAACACCACGACCTTGACGAACCTGACGACTAGCACAACTTATGTCGATCTGACGCTTCATACGGACACGTTGAAGACCACCTACACGGCTAACACCTTGTTCGTGAACGTCACGGCAAATGTGGCTAATGCTCAAGCGTTCATCAGCGTCTATGGCGACATTGTGACGTTCTAATGACTACTGTCTGGGTCATAAACAAAACGAATGATGTGCTAATCGACGGGTGGGACGGAAAGAAATATGAATTTCTTCCCCGAAAGCCCGTCGAAGTGCCTTTGATTGTGGCGCAGCATGTCTTTGGCTATGGCCTAAAAGACAAGACGGAAGCATTAGTTCGCCTCGGCTGGACCAAAACAGCAAACGACAAGCCGGAAGGTCTTGCGCGTCTCAATCAATTTGAGATTAGCGAGATACGGCCACAGGCCCACCGCGAAACGTCCCCAACGGTGGACCGGACCCCTCTCCCTGTTCCAAGGCGGGGGGAGGGGAAAGGGACGCAGGCTGCATGATGTGGAACACAAATGACCACTCTACAGGACTACATCACGCAAGTCAGACGGCTTCTGCATGATGCCAATGCGAATTTCTGGACCAATACGGACCTGATTGCCTACATCAATACCGCTCGCAATCAGCTTGTGCGAGACACGGGATGTAAACGCGAGCTTCAGACTTCTGCGACCGTTACTAATCAAGAAGTCTATGATTATTCGTCTTTGCCAAACGGTTCAAAGACCCTCGACATCATCAACATCAATCTTTACTGGGGCAATTCGCGCTGGCCGCTGAATTATCTGCCTTGGTCGCAGTTTAATGCCCAGTTGCGCTACTGGCAGAACTATTACAACCGTCCCATAGCCTTTTCTAACTATGGGCCGCAGAAGTTTTACCTCGGGCCGTCACCCGATCAGGTTTATACGATTGAAGTTGATACGGTTGTTCAGCCAACAGACCTTGTTGGCTTAAATGACGTTGAAACTGACATTGTTCAGCCATTTCAACAGCCTGTTCCGTTCTTCGCCGCTCACTTGGCGAAGTATTATGAACAGAGCTATGGCGAAAGCGAAATCTTTAAGGGCGAGTATCAGAAACTCGTTGCTAACGTGCTTTCGACCCAATTCACTCGCAGAGTACCTAACGCTTACGCCTCGGTGAACTGATGGCTCAGTCGCCGGAACAAAAGAAAAATTATCAAGTTGTTAAGGCGTTCAAGGCTCTGAACACCAAAGCAAACCGCACGGCTATTGCTGATGAGGAATTTGCTTGGATTGAGAACATTCAGCCTGTTGGTTACGGCAATCTGAAGGTTGTCCCGACCTCATCCAATGTTGGCATTACATGGGGCAATACAGTCACGCATATCGACAGCGTGAACATCGACAATCAGGACTATGTGCTGGCTTTTCAACAGGATGGTCGCGCTGAAGCCTATAAATTGTCGTCTAATACGGTCGTAACCGTTGCTAATGCAGGCACTTTTTCTGCTGCTGGCATCATTTCTAAGCAATGGAAGAACGAGAGAGCCACCATCGTGGACCCTGAGAAGGGCTACTACACATGGGATGGCGCTAATCTCATTACCATAGGCTGCATAACCAATATCGGGATCACAAACCCCGGTTCTGGTTATACACAGCCTCCGCTCGTAACCATTTCGGCTCCGAACCAAACAAATGGAACCCAAGCGACGGCTATTGCGTTTATTTCCAACGCGGCTGGCACGATCACCAACATCACAATCAATGGTGGTGGCACGGGTTTTACGGCTTTTCCAACTTTAACCATAGACCCGCCGACCTCCTCAACGGGAACGCAGGCGCAGGCTGTTGTTACGGCTCTGTCAGCCAATGCTATTGTTGCTGTGCAGATTACAAACCCCGGTTATGGATACACGGCTACGCCAAACATCACCGTGTCGGGTGGTGGCGGCTCTGGAGCTAACCTGACAGCTACTCTCGGCTCTGGTCTTGTTAGCAGCATCAGCGTAACCAACGCTGGTTCCGGCTATACCAGCACTCCAAACGTCACAATCAGCGGTGGCGGGGGCAATAATGCCACGGCTGTCGCTGGTTATTTGTCTTTCGCCAACGGTACAGTTGGCGTGACCATCACCAATGGCGGCACGGGATACACATCAACACCAAACGTCTCGATTTCTGGCGGTGGCGGCAACAATGCGGCTGCGACGGCTATTATTGCTGGTGGGTCTGTTGTTGGTGTCGTGATGACCAACCCCGGCTCCGGCTATACCTCAAACCCTTCTGTCACGATCTCAGGTGGTGGCGGCAACGGGGCTACCGCGACTGCTGCGGCTACAACCAAAGCCAATAATGGTCTTGAGACGTTTCAAGGCCGCGTCTGGATCAGCCAAGGGCGTACAGTCTTTTACACTGCTGCTGGTCAATACAACGACTTTTCGTCCATTTCGGCTGGCAATCTGACGCTAGCTGACGACACTTTGCATAGCAATATCAATAGTTTGCTTAGTGCTAACAACTTTCTCTATGTCTTTGGTGACGACAGCATCAACGTCTTCTCTGACGTTCGCGTTGGAACTAACGGCATCACAACCTTCACCAACACCAACGTGTCGGCCTCGGTCGGCACTCGTCGCCCCGGCTCAATCTTTCCGTATTTCCGTTCTGTTTTGTTTATGAACGATTACGGCATTTACGCGCTGGTTGGTGCGACCACGACCAAGATTTCAGATGCTCTCGACGGCATTTTCCCGAACATTGACTTTTCCTACCCAATCACGGGTGGTCAGGTTCTCATTAACAACATTCTCTGCGCGGCGTTTAATTTTTATTACAACGACCCCACAGACGGCCTGCGGCCTATCCAAGCCGTGTTCTTTGACAAAAAATGGTTCATTACCAGCCAAAGCACTCTGTTGCGGACTACCTCCGTCCCCTATCTGGGCATCATTTATATGTATGGGACGGGTGGTCGTAACCTCATCAAGGCGTATAGCGACGCTTCATCGCCTATCAATACCCGCCTTTTGACCGCCCTGTGGCCCATGCAGGACACGATCCGCACCAAACAGGCGCTCAAATTTGGCATTGAGGCGACCCTGACCCAAGGCGGCGTCCTTAATGTGACGGTTGATAGCGAAACAGGGTCTAGCCCGACCTACACACTCACCAATGTTGGTTTGGGCTGGACGAACTATTTGGGCAATACAATTCCGTGGCAAAACAACACGGCTGATATTGTCCAATGGCTGCTGGCGGCTGGATATTCGCTCTATAAGTCTGATGCTATGCAATATGGCAAATATCTCGGACTTACAGTAACATCTAATTCACCAGCAATGGTTTACAACACGTTCGAAATGGAACACGAACTCAGAGTGAGGTTCTAATGGCTGTCCCTTATACGTTCGCCAATGCGACCGCAGCAATTCCGCTGTCTCAGTTGGACAGCAACTTTTCTACGGCCATCACGCTTGGCAATACTGCCGTCCAACTCGGCAATACAATTACAACTGTCAATAATTTGACACTTGTTAATACGACTGTTTCGAGCGGCAACGTGACTGCAACGACCGTTTCCGACGGTATTGGCAATGTGCGTGACGTTCCGCAAAATGCTCAAACGGCTGCTTATGTTCTGGTGGCAAGTGATGCTGGCAAGCACATTTCGATCACCACAGGCGGCGTGACTGTTCCAAATAGCGTATTTTCTACGGGACAAACCGTAACGATTTACAATAACTCGGCCAGCAACCAGACCATTACACAGGCAACCAACGTCACATTGCGTCAGGTTGGCACGGCCAACACAGGCAACCGCACTTTGGCTCAGTATGGTCTTGCAACCATTCTCTGCACGGCAGCTAACACGTTTGTCATTACTGGCGGGGGCCTGTCATAATGTCTATTGCTAACCTTTTGCTCGGATATACGACTGCTGCGGCTACAAGTCCGTTCATTCAAGCAACGGGCGGCACAGTCACGACCAGCGGCAACTACAAGATTCATACGTTTACTGGCACTGGAACGTTTTCAGTAACCAATGCTCCTGTGGGTCAGACAGTTGACCATCTTGTTATTGCTGGCGGCGGGGGTGGCGGCGGGCCTGTTTCTAACTTTGGCGGCGGTG